TTCTGGGCCGTGAAATGCTGCCCAAATCCATTGATAATTGGGTAAAGAATTGCTTTAACTATTATGAAGGTAAATCCGAAGGAACAGGTGCTGAAGCAGTAGAAACTAAGATTGCAATTATTGCTGACAGCCAGTCGCCACATCCATATGACGAAATGAGGCGTAGAACATATCCAGATATTGGTGATCAATTAGACGATTTATATCACAAAGGCGCTTTCTCAGATGACATGGCTGCTAAATTAAAAGCAGTTAAAGACGCTAACCCGAAGGAGTAAAAAATGCCTTGTAATAATTGTGAATGCGAACAGTGCCCTGATGGTTGTGTATGTGAAAATTGTACCCCTGAGATGTGTGATTGTAAGAAGAAAGAGTAAAGAGGGGTAGAAATGGCGGAAACAGATGATAAGGGCGGGACGAAGAAATCATCTGGCAACGGTAAGTTACCTGTTTTCCACTATGATCACCCCATACCCTGCGATTTTTGTGGTGCCATGACTAGGGGAGAGATCGTTGGGGGTGAAATACGGTGTGACGCGTGTCATACTGCGTTATTTTAAGGAGATACGTTGTGAAATTCTTAAAAGCCACTGCGTTAATCGCCATTATGTTATGCGCAGGTATTGTAGATGCTAAGGCTAATTGTGGCCCACAGCATCGGGAGATGCTTAATACCGCCGTGCGTATTGATACTAGCGGTTCGGGAACTGTAATTTATTCGAAAAACCATGGCACCGAAGAAGAAAAGAAGTACGAAACTTATATATTAACAAATTATCATGTGATTGCGGAATCCATTCGGATTCGTGAGATCTGGTCCCCGCAGAAATCCAAGAAGGTGAAGAGGGAAACACGTTCTCCGGTAACGGCTTTTTGGTTTGATTACATCAGATGCGCCAGAAGTGTGGGCACTAGAGGGAAGATTGCCGATATTGTAGCCCATGATGAGCAGCGTGATTTAGCCCTTCTCCATTTGCGTGATTATGAGCGCGGTGTTGCGCCTGTAGCATTCCTTTTACCACAAGATGAGGTGCCAAAATTAGGGCAGCGGGTTTGGGCAGTAGGCGCTGGGCTTGGTTTTCCTCCCTTTATGACCTCGGGCGAAATGGCTTTTTCCGAACAAATCATCAACGGTTACAGGTACCAATTAGCAACATCCCCAATTATTTTTGGTAATTCCGGTGGGGCATTATTTGCCCGTTCAAGTGAAAGGCAGCGGTATGAAATGATCGGTGTGCCAAGCCGCGTTTCTGCCGCAGGTTTTCAGGCCGTCACTCATATGGGATGGTCAATTCCGACTGAGACTGTTTATAAGTTTTTGAGAGAGAATTTCCATGGTTTTATCGTTGGGGACAAATATCTAGCGCCAGAAGATAGGAAGCCCGCAAAGTCTGAGAAATCAGACAATGATTAGTGTCTTCTGACAGTCCCATGGAATTTGACTTACGCATGTTGCTCAGCATAGGGGCCGTATTTGCGTCTATTGTTGCGGCGGCTGCTATCGCGCGGCATCAAATAGCAGCGATGCTTGACCAACTACATGAATTTAAAGCCTTAATTGCACAGATAGATAATCGTCTGGATCGAAATGATCAAACGACATCAAATCTTGAGCATCGTGTAACTATACTTTCTGGGATGATGAGTCCTGACACCCTGGAAAAGCGTTTTAGAGAGCTGACAGCACTAGGTAAGGATATTGAACATATCAAAGAACGACTTTCAAAACGCGACTAAAATAGATAATATGCTATCGTGCACTTCTATGAGGAGATTTTGTTATGAAATGTATGGTTTGGATTAAAGATAGGGCCAGCGAACCTTCGAGTTATGCCGCAGTTGGCCTTGTAGTTATGGGACCGGGTGTTATTTTTGACCAACCAATCGTTATTGCTGTAGGCATTATTGGCGGAATCCTTGGGTTTATTTTAAAAGAAAAAGGGATGTTCTGAAAAACCTATCCTTATAGGTAAGATCAGTGAATCTCATGAATAGACCAACCGTAACAGAAGTTAAAGGTCAATTAGATACCCACGAAGCTGTGTGCGCGGAACGTTGGAAAGAGACGATTATACGTATCCGGCGTGTAGAGCACATCATGGTGGGTACTGCGGGCACAATCATATTACTTTTGATAGGTGTCATAATGCGAGGGTGAGTATATGATTGGTTTAACAGCACTTGTCGGCCCGGTATCTGATTTACTGGGCAAATTTATTGAAGATAAAGACCAAAAAAACAAGCTAGCCTTTGAGCTAGCGACGATGGCAGACAATCATGCCCAAGAGTTGGCAAAAGGCCAATTAGAAATAAATAAGGCGGAAGCAGCTAGCGGATCGGTGTTTAAGGGCGGTTGGCGACCCGCCATCGGTTGGGTGTGTGCGTTATCTCTTATGTGGACATATTTTGCCCAGCCATTTATTAGCTTTGCTGTCGGTGCATTTGGTATTGCTCTCCCCCCTCTTCCTGAACTTGATATGGGTGCTCTCATGCCGTTGATGCTGGGAATGTTGGGTTTGGGGTCAATGCGTTCATATGAAAAGATGAAAGGTTTAACTAAGTGAATGTGGATACCCTGTGTACAGAGCTTTCTGAGGATGAGGGTTGTAAGTATTCGATTTATTTAGATCACCTTGGATTCCCAACATTTGGTATAGGTCATCTGATACGATCTAGTGATCCTGAGTATAACCAACCTGTCGGCACAGAAGTACCAGAAGAGCGTGTGCGCAATGTATTTATATTGGATGTCGCCGTTACTAAGATAGATTGTTTACGGTTATATCCTGATTTTGATATGTTGCCGGAAGAATGTCAGTTAATTATTGCGAATATGATGTTTAATATGGGTTACAAACGGTTATCTAAGTTCAAAAAGATGCGTGCAGCGGTCAATAAGCGAGATTGGGATACTGCAGCAGATGAAATGGTGGATTCTCGTTGGTATACGCAAGTTCCTAACAGGGCCAAACGCTTGGTGAAGAGAATGCGGGATTTGGCAGAAGATACAGGTTGAGATATGCCGCTATCAAAAGTAAGTTTGAAACCGGGGGTAAACCGTGAGGGTACTCGTTATACAAACGAGGGTGGTTGGTATGACTGTGACAAAATTAGGTTTCGCCAGAGTACCCCGGAAAAGATAGGCGGTTGGACGCGGATATCCGAAGCCACTTTTTCCGGTGTTTGTAGATCTTTGTGGAACTGGGTAACCTTGGGGAAGCAAAATCTAATTGGGGTAGGTACACATTTAAAATTTTACATAGAAAATGTTGGCGCTTACAACGATATTACACCTATACGTGCTACTGTATCTTTAACTAACCCTTTTACTACTTCTTCCGGTTCGGCAACCGTAACAGTTACCGACGCCGCTCTTGGTTATGTAACTGGGGACTATGTTACTTTTAGCGGGGCTTCAGCGGTTGGTGGCCTCACGATAGATGGCGAGTACGCAATTACCCGGACAGTTACTTCAGCTGCCAATACATACACAATAACTGCTGCTTCTAGTGCATCTTCTACTGCTAGTGGTGGGGGTAGTGTTTCCGCTGTATATCAGATCAATATAGGTAGTCCTTTTGCGGTTCCAATAGAAGGTTGGGGTGCGTCTGCATGGGGGCAAGGGACATGGGGCGTTGGTGAGTCTTCTACAACCCAAATTCGTTTCTGGTCCCAGTCTAATTTCGGGGAAGATCTAATCTTTGGCCATGATGGGGGCAGTATATATTACTGGGACGCTACCAACGGGGTAGGTACCAGAGGAGTCTTACTATCCAGTTTGACCGATGCTTCTGATGTGCCGACAGTACAGAACATCATACTTGTATCGGACATTAACAGGTTTGTGTTCTGTTTGGGGACAAACCCGATAGGTAGCAGTACCTTAGATCCCACATTACTCAGGTGGTCTGATCAGGAAAGTGCCATTAATTGGACCCCTTCTGCCACAAATCAGGCAGGTAGCCTACGGCTTTCCAGAGGTACCAAGATTGTCGCTGCGTCTCAGGCACGGCAAGAAGTACTGGTATGGACAGATTCTTCTTTGTATTCGTTACAGTATGCGGGAGCACCGATTGTATGGACTGCGTCTATTGTTGGAGAGAATATATCTATTTCCTCTCAGAATGCAGTAGCCTACGCCAACGGTATTGCCTATTGGATGGGTAAGGATAAGTTCTATAAGTACGATGGGCGTACCCAGCCGCTACAGTGTGATGTAAGGAAGTATGTGTTTAACGATTTTAATACTTCCCAATATACACAGGTATTTGCAGGTACGAATGAATCATTTCACGAGGTGTGGTGGTTCTATTGTTCTACTTCTGCCACAAATATCGATAAATACGTAATATATAACTATCTGGAGAACATATGGTATTTCGGTACGTTGGCACGTACTGCTTGGCTTGATTCGGGGTTGAGAGACAGTCCTCTAGCCGCTACTTATTCATATAATCTGGTCGATCATGAGGATGGAGTAGATGATAATCAGGGGGGTAGCGCAGCAGCTATAACTGCTTACGCTGTATCTTCGGAATTCGATCTTGATGACGGGCATAAATACATGTTCGTGAGCCGAGTAATACCTGATATTTCATTTGATGGCTCCACAGCTGATAATCCTGTTGCAACTTTGACTCTAAGTCCTCTGGCAAATCCCGGTGCTGGGTATAATTCCCCCACATCCACGGGAGGAGTGAATAATGCAACGGTTACCCGCACCGCGACCTCTCCAGTAGAGGTTTTTACGGAGCAATTAGATATAAGAGTACGGGGGCGGCAGCTATCCATGCGTATTGAGTCTGCTGCCACAGGAGTTACATGGCAATTAGGCACGCCGCGACTTGATATGCGGCCTGATGGACGACGATAATGGCTGTTGATAACACAAGATATGGCGTACTTTTTCGTGCTCCCGCGCTTCCATACCCTCCTATTGAGTACTCGCAGG